CCAATTCGTTGATACCCTAGCTGGAAAGACGGAAAACAACTAGGTTAAGCATGCCCTCGTGCCGTCTTGACTTATTTCTTCTTTGCAGTTTTTGCAGAGTCCTTAAAAGCTTTAGCAGTAGGAGCACCTTTGCTACCTACCTTACGCATCTTTTCGCCTGAACCAGCTTTGATACGTGCTCTTTTTTTCTGAATGTTTGAATAAAGGCCTGGTTTAGTTGTCATTTTATTTGTAATTGAGAGTTAACAAAATCTTGTAGTGACTCAAGTTGCTGAGTAGTTACTGCACATTTTTCAGCAAATTGTGGGTCGGAGGGCGTTCCATCAGTTGTGCTGGTGGCTGTGCCGATGCGGGGCACTGAACTGCTACTGGTGTTGTGCAACCCAGCATAGTAAGACTTAATGCGATCAAGCTTGTTCTGATAATCATTTGTTACCTGCTTAGTAATGAGTTGTTGTTGAACTAGAATATCTTTGTTATGTTGCTCTTGGATTTTACCTTCGGCAAGGACCTTCTTCCTGTACGCTTCGAATCGAAGATGCTCCACATAGAAACCACCAGTGAAACTAGAAAGAAGAAGCAGGCAAGCCAGAGTAATTTTGACATAGATAGTTGGGGTAGGCATTACTTTTCGTCCAAAGGTTTAGTGGTAAGAACTCTAAGATAGCTTATAGTAATACCAATAACAAACATGGATATGCTATAGACTTTAGGGTCTATTAAATCTTGAATGTAAACAGAGTTATCAGAAATAGCACCAAGCAAAAACAACAATGCAGAAAACCACATTGTCTTTGAACGAAGCATTCCACGTAACGTCTTTCTCATTTTTTCATTTTCTTTTTAGCTTTAGACTTACCAGCTTTAGATAAAGCAATAGCAATAGCCTGCTTCTGGGGCTTACCTTCTGCCATAGAAGTCTTAATGTTTTTTGATACAGTCTTTTGTGAAGAGCCTTTTTTTAATGGCATAATTTATCCTATGTAAACGTTATGTTGAAAACAATCTTGCTCAGCAAGCCTTCGCTTTTTAATACCTGCATTTTCTTTCCCGCCTGCCATAGACCACTTAGGAAACTCTTGTGCAGCAGCTTCCATGTTTCCTTGTTTAATAAATCTTAGTAGTGTAGAACGCTCAAAAGCACCACAGCCTAAGTTATAAACAAAAGACACAAGGGCATCAAATTGATTTTGAGTTAAATTAGGACAGTTGTAGTTAACACAGTTTTCTGCTGTCTCTAAATCTTTTGCCAACAAAGAAGTAGCTTGTCCCATAGTAATAGGACTTCCCGCTACACAGCCATCACCAGCAACAATCAGGTGTCCATAACCTACAGTAAGCTTTCCTGCTACATCGTCGTAAGGCATTGCACGAAAGCCTTCAAACGTTTTAATCTGTTCAATACCGTGATAAGAAGTCTTCATTAGGTTGCTGGAGTTTGTGCTGTTAAAATACCGTTAGTAAAAGTCATGCTACCGTTGTGACCACCAGTAGTTAACTTGGCAGTAGCAATAGTGACAGAAATACCGTTACTAGGCTGTACCACAGTACCTGTAACAGTTCCACCAGTAATAGTTACGTTGCTAGAGTTCTCTGTAGCCATTGTGCCGAGACCTAAATTAGCTCTAGCACCTGCTGCTGTTGAGGCTCCTGTACCGCCTTGGATGATTGACCAAGTTTGATTACCTGTTTGAGCCTGTTGTACATAAGTACCTAGATTATTAAACCAAGTTCTCCAGCTAAAGCTTTCCTCAATAGGAGTCTGAGGGATTGGAGGTAATAGATTAGATGCCACTCTCAACTCCTTCTGCATAACCATGTGCTTGCAACTCTTCTAAGTTCTTCTGAACCTTCTCACCAATGTCTGTACGGTAAGCAATAGAGTTAGGAATCTCAATCTTCTTCTTGATAGTGCTATATACCTTTTCACGAGCAGACTCAATAGAATCACCTAAGCCTACTACGGTACATACATAGTCACCAGCAGTAACAAACATAGGTTCATTGAACTTAAGCTTACCGTCAATCATTGCAGGGCCTTTGCCCCACTGTACTTCACAGAGATGCACATCAGTAACGGCATCATCCATATCAATACCCCAGATAGGATAGTTAGAGTTTTCTTTCTTGGTGATATGACTGAAAGGATAGTCAGGAATAGTTACAACAACACCTGCTGCAATCTTATTAGAGACACGCAAGGTATCTTCACCATTGATCAGATCTAACATCCACTGAGCAGGGTCTCCCTTGTGCAGGCTTAATTGAATATTAAATAAAGGCCAGCCAGGACGCATAGTAAACTCCAAAGGCCATGCTTGACCCTTATCATCCACAATGCAATTAACGTCAATATAGCCAGTGTATCCAAGTCCATGGAGCATGTCCTCTAAAGGTAATAACATCTGTTGTGCTAGTTTAGAATCTTGTGTATAACGAACAATAGTACCTTGCTCGCCTGTAGTGACACCAAGCTCACCGTCCATTAATTTCTTATGTTCCCAAGACTCGCAGAAGTTCTTAGAAAAACCTCCTGCACCAAACCAACCACCTACACCGAATTCTATGCCTGGACGAAACTCTTGAAGAATGAATTTACCTTTAAAGGAGTTCTTCTTCTTCCAACGCATGAGCATGTAGATCATGTCAGCAGCAGACTTAGCTACATAGGATAAAGTCTTGTCACCGTCACCAATAGGTTTAGATACAAACCTGCGAGGGTTCTGGGTAACGAAAGCAATAGCGTCATCATAGTTCTCAAACGTCTGGCTAGGAATAGTTTTAATCCCTGCTAGGTTCAGAATCTTTTCTCCATGATCACGTTCTTGTTCCCAACGATTAGTATCAATGGAAGGACCAAAGATAGGATAACCTTTATCACGATAACGCTCTAGGGCATGGATGTAAAATAGATTGTCTGTACAGAACACAAGGTCTGCCCAGTTCATGTGATCTTCCCAGTTGCTTACACGCTTAACAAGACCACCATCACCTACTTCAGAACGGCTACCGTCTTTGTTGTGACGAATAAACATCTTAACTTCATGTCCATACTCTTGACTACGTAGTGCAAAGGAAAGGCCACAACCACAGCCTGATTGATCAATGATTAGTATTTTCATTCTTTTTTCTTACCGTAAATAGGAAGACCTAGTGTACCAAATACTGCACGTTTAAGTTCTTCACCTTTAGGAGCACTGCTAGCAGCCTGTATTTGAAAAGGCACTGCCGTCTGACCAATAGCTTTGGCTTTAGCCAGTGCAGATTTATCTCGCATAGGGCCTAGACCTGGGATTGCACCTGTCGTTGCTATAATAGCAGCACGAGGAATAAAACCAAGCTTGTTAGTTAAAGTCTTTAATGGGTCCATTGTCCAGTGAATAGCTTCCATCGAATGTTTAGCTAACTGCATGGAAGTACCATCTCTGAACTCAATACGTGTAGGATCTTTGTTGTCCCAAATATCATGACCAGAAGTCCAGTTATTAATTCCATTTAATACTGTAGCATAAATCATTGCATTTCGCAACTGGTATTGACGTGCAAAGTCAGCTTCTAGTCTAGGGTTCCAAAGACCTTTAAGGCCAGAACCTTTATTAAACATTGTAGTAAATGCACGTAAGGTAGATACAGTCCAGTCAGGAGCAAACATCAATAACTGTAAGTTACGACGACCTGTAGGATTGAAAGCTGTATTAGCTAATTCTTTTAATACTTTATTATTAGTACGTGAACTAATCTCAAACCAGTTCAAGCTACCAAAAGTATTATTAGCATAAGAAGCAATCTCACGAGCCAATAGTTTAGGATCTACATCAGGATAAGCAAGCTTAGCTTCTTCTAGTTTTTTTAAAGCTACTAAAAGTTTAAAACCTGTAGCAGCAAAGTCCCAAGTAAGTTTATCAAAAGGCTTTAGAGTAATATCTTCTACTTTACGAAGAGTAGTCTCACCAATCTTAGTATCTTTAGTAGGTCCATACTTGTTTAATGTCCAGTCAGCAGCTCTTCCAATATCAGATAAGATACCTCTGGTAACGTCTTCAGGAGGCTCTACAATTACGCCTTCACGTAACAGTAAGTCAACGTCATCTTTAAAACCACCCTCACGTAGCATTTTTAAAGCTGCTTTAGTTCCTGGGAAACCTGTAGCTAGTTCTTTTAAAAATAATTTAGGGTCTGATAACAAGAAGGCTTCAGCTAAAGACTTAGCATGGAAAAGACTTCCTACAACGTTAGCACGTTTAGCCGCTTGAGAGACTGCATTAAGTCCCTTCATGATCAATCCAGGGTTTGTATTATCAAACACAAACTTCATAGGTAATGCCATGTCAGGATGAAAAGAATAGCCAGGCATCTGTGGGAATGTTACCCAGTCACGAGGTGAAGGTTCTTTCTCTGTAATTTTATGTGCAACAGGATAACCTTCTACGTCAGTCATGCCTTTCAAAGACTCAAGCATCTCTTTATTGAGAATAGCTTTTTCCATCGAGGCAGAGTATTCTTTCCAAATCTCAGCAGCGTTCTTGGTTTTAACAACCATGCCACTACCTTCAATAGCTGATTGTAGTTCTTCAAAGGTCTCGTATTTACGTTCTTTACCAAAGCGAGACTTACCAGAAGTACTTGGGCTTTTTGAACCACCTGACTCAACAAAAGCTCTTACGGCATCAGCAGGATTCTTAATTCCAGATTTCTCAAAATCTACAATATGTGGAATGTAATCTTCAATAAAGCCTTTGATA